CATGACAATTACTACAACTTGGAGCGTCAACCAAATGACGCATGAAGATTCAGACGGGGGTGTTATCCTCGTTTATTGGTCTTGCGTAGCGGCAAGCGATGGCGATCCATCGTACTCTGCTACCGAAGGCGGCAAGCTACGGCTTGATCCCGATCCATCAAGCCCTGACTACATTCCTTACGCCGATCTTACCGAGAACGACGTATTGGGTTGGGTCTACAACAGCTTGATTGAAGGTGACGAAACCGCTGACCAAGCAAAAGCGCGTGTCGAAGCAGACCGTACAGCTAAGGTGCAAGGTCAGATTGACCGAGCAGCAACGCAATCCGACGGCCTACCTTGGGCGACGACACCTGAGCTACCTAACCCTTAATTTAAACCGACAAGGAGACTTATAATGGCGAAAAATGAAAAGAAAACCATTACTGTCAATGATGTAGAACACAACATTGATGACCTAACCGAGCAACAAGTTGCGATGGTTAACCACATTGCTGATCTGGACAAGAAGCTAGGAAGCCTACGCTTTAATATGGATCAGCTAAACGTAGGCCGTGAAGCATTTGTAAATATGCTATCGCAGTCTCTGGACGAACCTAAAGAAGTAAGTGAGTAAGATGTATTATGAGCCGTACCGTTCGAGATGCCCATCGTCGTATAGACGAAATAGAACCTAGAGTTACCAAGTTGGAGACCGAGGTGCATATCCAGTTTAAGGAAGTGTTTACTCGGATCAAGCGCTTGGAGGCCATCTTGATCGGTGCGGCTGGTACCATTATTGCTATGTTAATGGCTATTCTTACAAAGATGGGTTAGAACCCGATTCCGCGCACCCGCGCTGCGACATTTCTAAGCTGACACAGGTGAGAATATGCTCGCAGAATTAGCCGCGTTCAACGCGGGGTTTGCCGTAGTAAAACAATGTATCGCTAATGGGCGAGAATTAACCGATGCCATGAATGCCATTGGGCAGATGGTTGGTGCCAAAGAAGACCTAAAAAGGCGCGGCGAAAAGAAAAAGAAAAGCGTCCTCTCCATGCTTGGGGGCAAGACGGAAAATGATTTCGAGGAGTTTATGGCTCTCGAAAAAATCAGAGAAACCGAAAAAGAACTCACCAGCATGATGCGCTTGTATGGAAGACCCGGATTGCATGATGATTGGGTCCGTTTCCAAGCTGAAGCGCGTAAGAAACGCAGAGAAGAAGAGCTAGCTCAGAAGAAGCAAAGAGCTAAAAACATGGAGTATTTTGCCATCTTTATTGCTGTTTCTATGGTTATAGGTGGTTTTGTATTGCTTATGGTGTGGATCAAATGGCTAGCTGGTTAAGGCGTCAACATATAAGTAATCTTTGCAAATCGTGCAATAATCTACTAAGGTGAGGTAGGTAGTATTGTGTGGAGGTTATAATGCTACAGAATTTAATTGGCCCTGTTACGGGTTTGCTCGATAAATTTATCGAGGATAAAGATCAAAAAGCTAAGTTGGCCCATGAGATTGGGACAATGGCAGAGAAGCATGGGCAGGAGATAGCCCTTGCGCAAATTGCGCTGAACACCGCAGACGCAAAGGGTAACTTCTTTCAATCTTCTTGGAGGCCCTTATGTGGACATGTTTGCGTTCTTGGTTTAGCCGTAAATTTCTTAATATCCCCCATCGCAGCAGGATTTGGTGTAACCATTCCACAAGCCGACATGGGCGTGATGATGCCCGTTCTGATGGGTATGTTGGGTCTGGGCGGTCTCAGATCATTCGAGAAGACGAAAGGCGTAGCAAAATGAGTTTTAAGTTATCACAACGTAGCCGAGATAGGCTCGAAGGCGTAGATGTCGGGCTAATCGCAGTCGTTGACTATGCTATTGCCGTCACAAAAGTCGATTTTGGTGTGATTTGTGGTCTCAGAACCATCGAAGAACAGCGAGAACTTGTCGCTAAAGGCGCAAGTAAAACCATGAAATCTAAGCATATTGACGGTCACGCTGTAGACCTTATGGCCTATATTGGGTCGAGAGGGTCGTGGGAATTGAATTTGTACGACGATCTTGCTGACGCTATGAAAGAGGGTGCTGAAGCCGCTGGAGTCGGCGTCCGTTGGGGAGCCGCATGGCATATCCCAGACATTCGTGAGTGGGACGGTACAATGGAAGAAGCTATGAATGCGTACGTGGATTTACGCCGTAGCCAAGGTAAGCGTCCATTTATTGATGGGCCACATTTCGAGTTGGCGGTATAATATGAAGACCACAGTAGAAGCTAGAGATACTGGGGATGGTGTAGAGCCAAAGCACACAGTGCACGTTGTCTGCGCAAATTGCGGGTACGACCTTGATGAGGCCGAACTTGAAGCGGATACTTGTTCTGATTGCGGTGCGCCCTTAAACCTAAAACAACATGTAGCTATCGAAGTTACTACGTTGCCCTCTATCTTTGGCGAAAGTATGTAGGTGAGCTATGGCCCTAAAGAAGTTAGTATTTCAGCCCGGTATCAATCGAGAAGTAACACGTTACTCCAACGAAGCTGGTTGGTATGAGTGCGATAAAGTACGCTTCAGACAAGGGTTCCCCGAAAAGATTGGCGGGTGGCAACGTATATCAGGTACAACATTCCTTGGTACGTGCCGCTCTCTCTGGAACTGGGTAACACTAGGCAGTATCAATCTTATTGGTGTAGGTACTCACCTCAAGTTTTACCTAGAGCAGGGCGGTGGGTATAACGACATTACGCCTATACGGTTCACCACCGCTGCTGGTGATGTGACATTTGCCGCTACAAATGGCTCTGCAACAATAACTGTTACCGACGCAGGGCATGGTGCACGAGCGAATGATTTTGTTACCTTCAGTGGTGCGGTAACACTTGGCGGTAACATTACTGCCGACGTGCTTAATCAAGAATACCAGATCGTCACCGTTCCGAGTGACAACACATACACTATTACAGCGACTGCAACAGCCAACTCTTCGGACACAGGCAATGGCGGGTCTTCTGTAGTCGGCACATATCAAATACGTACTGGTGAGCCGTACGAAGTTCCACTCTCTGGTTGGGGTGGCGGCACGTGGGGTGCAGGTGTATGGGGTACAGGTGGTGTTTCCACTGAATCCATTCGTCTTTGGAGCCAGTCTAACTTCGGTGAAGACCTTATATTTGGTCCTCGCGGAGGTGATATTTTCTATTGGGACGCTACAAACGGTGTAAACACGCGAGGTGTGTACCTAAACACGTTAGCAGGTGCTTCTGACGTACCAACTCAACAAAACGTCATAATCGTTTCTGACATCAATCGGTTTGTATTCTGTATGGGTACGAACGATGTGGGTACTGCTACGGTAGACCCAATGCTTATCCGCTGGTCCGATCAGGAAGACCCTGCAAATTGGACACCAGCATCTACGAACCAAGCGGGGTCCTTGAGACTGTCACGGGGAACTGAGATAGTCGCGGCTAAACAAGCACGTCAAGAGGTCCTCGTTTGGACCAACTCTTCGCTGTATTCATTGCAGTATCAGGGCGCACCCGCCGTATGGGGTGCCCAGTTGGTCGGCGATAACATATCCATCGCATCTATGAACTCCGTTGCGTTTGCTAGCGGTATTGCGTTCTGGATGGGTAAAGATAAGTTCTATATGTATGATGGGCGCAGTCAGCCCCTCCCATGCAACGTACGTCGTTACGTATTTAACGACTTCAACGAGCTACAGTACGACCAAGTATTTGCAGGTACAAACGAAGCATTTCACGAAGTTTGGTGGTTTTACTGCTCCGCAGGTAGCGAAACAGTCGATAAGTACGTGGTGTTTAACTACCTAGAACAGACGTGGTATTACGGAAATATGGCCCGTACAGCATGGCTGGACTCAGGTCTACGTGATTACCCACTGGCTGCAACATACAGCTACAACCTCGTTAACCACGAGCAAGGCACTGATGACAACGAAACAGGCACTCCGGTGGCTATTACAGCGTCGATTACGTCAGGGCAGTTCGATATTGACGATGGAGATCGGTTTGCCTTTATCTGGCGAATCATGCCAGATGTAACCTTTGACGGGTCTACGGCGGCTAGCCCCGCTGCGACCATGACGCTGCTCCCCCTCGCAAACTCAGGGTCGGGGTATAACAACCCATACTCAGAAGGAGGCACCGCTGTAGGCACCGTCACCCGTACCGCTACCGTGCCTATTGAGCAGTTTACAGGGCAGGTGAATACTCGTGTTCGTGGACGACAAATGTCGATTCAGATGGAGTCCACTGAGCTTGGAGTTAAGTGGCAACTTGGATCGCCTAGAGTAGATATGCGCCCTGACGGGAGGCGCTAATGGCTAATGAGATTGAGAGAGTAGAGCCGCCTGCTCTACCACTGGCCCCCGAAGACTACCAACGTCCGTTTATGGACCAGAACAGCAACGTTTTGCGGTTGTTCTTTAATCGTCTGGTAAACTCTCTCAACACGTTGCTCAGCACCGACGATGGTGGCAAAGGTCTATACATGCCACGGGGGGCTTTTTATAGCACGCAGGATCAAACTGCGACGTCTACCAATACAGGTTACGCTGTAACACTCAATAACACTGCGTATTCGAGTGGTATATCCGTATCAAATAACAGCCGAATAAATGTCACAAATGCGGGTGTTTACAAGTTTGATGTGACGCTTCAGTTTGAACATAATAATTCTAGTGAGACCCCTATTACGGTGTGGGAGCAAAAAAATGGCTCCGCGATTGCCTACTCAGGCCACATGTTTGACGTCAAAGGCAATGACGATTACGTAATTCACTGGGGGTTTTCAGCGGTTTTAGCCGCAAACGATTACATAGAAATCTACTGGGCAACTGGAGACACACAGCTAAACTTGCATACAGAAGCCGCATCATCACCTCACCCCGGCATACCGTCGGCGTCGGTTGATGTATCGTATGTTAGCAACTCATAGTGTCTGGTTGCCTTCGATATTGAGATGTTTATACTGGTTGCACCCTTTAACAGGAGCGAACCATGAGTTTTGATTTCTTAGAATTGTTTAACGCTGTCGGCGCAGCGCAAAAAGTAGTCACAAAAGACTACATACCTGCCGAATCCTTAGAGTCTCCCATAACGGAAGATGTGCTTAATCTTGACAGTTTAGATGTAACGCTGACGTTTTTTGTACTTGGAGAGGCTTACGGCATCCCCGACGATGAAGAACTTAACGAACAATGGCCCTACGAGAGTGTGCAGTTGTTAAAAGAGTTTATTGACAATCATAAAACGCAAGACCCCGAAGACGAGTTTGACTCGATTAAAGCACTCGTTAAGGAGCTAGCATGATTTATATGACACAGTGCCGCACTGCGTGCACGACCGACCTCACGTTGATTGACGATATACCGTACCCTCAACACGCTCACATCCTACCGAAAACGTTTCGCAGGGCGAAATCTGGGCTAAAGTATCCACCTCACGTGCTAATCGAAAGCCTGATCGACGAAGAGCTATTGAGCTATGTTGCTGACAATCCCGTCAAAGGAAAGACTGGATTTATCTTCGCCGCTGGAAACCAAGGCTGGATGGGCACAAACGGGCGGTATGACAAGAACCCCGATGCACAACTACATTACAAGGTGAAGGTGCCGTTTATCGTGCTTACCAACATCTATGCAGGGCGTATCGCAAGTATGTTTGGCGTACATGACCATGTGTCAACAGATGCTAGTGCTTGCGCATCTAGCCTACATGTACTAATGAATATGCAGACGCTGATGGATAACTACGGGTTTGATCGTGTTATCGTGTTCAGTGGCGAGGATAGTGTAAACAACCTCGTACTTGAGTTTTTTGGCGAGGCAGGTGCAAGCCTGCAATACAAAGACGAAGGAGAGCGCCAGCCTTCTGCGTTCGATGACCACAACCAAGGGTTCCATATTGGGCAAGGTGCCGTGGTCGCTATATTTGAAAAAGAGCACGCTGGTATGGCTGATCCAATGGCTAAATTCGTTGGCGCGTATAGCTCCGCAGAGGACAATACAAATCCTTTGGGGCAACGAGAAGACGGATCGGGCTTTAGTAAAGCTATCGAGGGTGCATTATTTGTAGCCAAAGCACATGAAAATGATGTAAGGTTAGTTAAAACGCATGGAACTGGCACGCCAGTCAACAATGCTGCGGAAAAATCGGCACTTCTACGTTCCCTAAACGAGTTTGTGGCAACGTCTTACAAACCACGTATTGGGCACACAATGGGTGCTAGCGGACTATTGGAGACTGGTTTGTTGCTACGCGACTTACAGAAGGGCTTCGTGCCCAAAATCCTAAACCGGACACAGGAAGATTCTGTGTTCTTGTCCGATGACGCCCCCATTCCCGAGGGCCTAATGCTCAGCCTTGCCGCTGGCATGGGCAACATCTACTCGGCTGCGCTGTTCTCACGGGAGGTGTAAGATGGAAATCGTAAACAGCAAGGAGAAATTGCTAAAAGGGCCTGAAATTGTTGCTATGTCCGCATACAACATGCCAGACCTAAAGTATCCAAAGGAAGTTGTGTTGGGTGCAGTTGCCGCAGAGTTCACTCTACCACGTACTGATCTCGTGCAGATCGGTAATACTGTTTTTGTTGGTCACATGGGTAAGGGCAAAAAGAACAGTAAGAAGATGGTGGGGAGGGCGTTTAACGTAGATACAGGTAGGAACTTCATTGTCAACGGGTTCAAATACTTTACGTACCTACAAAAAATGGGCATCACGCACTATACCACAGAGTTCTATGGGCCTGTATTTCTAAATGGCTTTAAGCTGTTTAAGCGCCGTGCAGACCAGCAGGATACTGAGATTGCGATTGGTAAGTACCGAAACACCGACAAATATGTCGTGTTTATGAAGCTAGGCAAAGAGCCATTGATGCGAGGGTTGTAGATTGAGCTTTATCATTGACGCCATTGAGGATGTAATTGATTGGGTCGCAGGTGCCATTGAAGACGTTGTTGATTTTGTCTTTGATGAGATCGTCGAACCTGTCGTTTCGTTCGTTGGCGACACTGTTCAGGCTTTATTAGACAATCCCCTCGAAACAATAGCAAAAGTCGTAGCCGTGGCGACGGGTAACGCATGGGCTATACCGCTAATCGACGGAGCTTCCGTAGCTGCTAACGGCGGAGACCTTGGTGACGTGCTTGAAAGCGTTGCTGTGTCCTACGTTTCGCAAGCGATTGGTGGTGAAATTGCTCAGCACACTGCTCCATTTGTTGATGATGTTATCGGCGAATCTCTCAGCGCAGGTTTGAAAGAGGTTGCTGTCGCATCTATCACGCAAGGTACGGTTGCTGCTACAACCGCCATACTCTACGGCGAAGACCCACTAGAAGCATTTGCCCGAGGAGGTATAACCGCTGCGGTCTCCGCAGGTATGGGCCAGATTGCGGAGCAGATAGGCTTTGAAGTGGACGTTACTGACCCTGATACAGGGCAGACGACAACGCGGGCGATCCCAAATGTCGTTAAAAACGTTATCAGTGCGGCTCTTGCTGCTGAATTAACAGGTGGCGAAGTAAACGGTGAGCTTTTAGCTAACGCCGTCACACGTGGTTTGATTACTACTGACCTTGTTAAAAAGTATATTGGCGACAACCCCAGCATTGGAGATCGTGAACTTACCTACATGACCGCTGCGTTCCAACGCACTGCGGCTGTAGCATTGTCCGGTGGTACTGGGGAACAAGCGGCAGCACAAATCATGGGCGTTATCTCCGCCTATGGTATGGAAGAACTGCACGATGAGATTCGTGATTCGGGTGTTGGTGACTTTATCGGTGACACACTCGATAGAATATCTGGAGATTACCAGCGCGTAGAAGAATTAACAGCGTTGATGGACGAGATAGGTCCTAGACTTCAAGGAAACTACGCCGAATACGAAGAAAAGTACAACGCACTGCAAGCGTTGTGGAGCACCATTACGGGTAATCGTGATGAGATTATGATGCTGCAAGCGGATGCAGCAGAGCCGGGGCTGGACCCCAACAATATATTTACGCAACGAATTGAAGAGTTAGAACTTGAGCTTGAAAACGCTGTAGTAGAATACAACCGCCTGATTGAAGAAGAAGGCTACCTCGACCGCATTAACGAACTTGTACCCCTAATCGAAGCTGATAACGAAGCGTTGCAGGGATACCAAGACGACCTTATTGAAGCACAAAATGATCTACAACGTACTGCTGATCGCTTAGACGGTGAGCTAACGTCTGTATACAGCGCAACAGATGAGTATCTAGTCAGTGCTATGGACCCCGGCTTTAACGCTGAGGAGTACAGAGCACTTAACAACCTACCAGAGGATGTAGACGCCTACGCACACTTCTTGTCCGAAGGACAGCATAACGGGGCCTACACTAGCTACGTGCAATACGATATTGCATTGGGTAACGCACGTGATCTTGCAATGAACGAGATCATGTTTGGCGGGTTTGGTATTGGCGAAAACTCTGCCGTATGGAACCTTACGGATGCTGATCGTCAAGCTCTACAAGTTATATTGAGAGAGAACGGCTACGACTCACCTCAAGCTCTTAATGAGCTTCTTACATCATCAGGTGAAGTTCAAGAAGCTATCTTCAATCAATGGGTTGAAGCTATCGGATCGAACGATAACCGCCTATTCAGCACTGGCGACCAATTAAGACAAGCCGATATAGATTATCTTGCCTCAATAGGGTACGACATGCGGGGTGTCGCGGCAGGAACTGAGATGTCCGCCGAAGAAGCGATTGCGCTTGACGCAGGGTTCCGCCAATACACTGCTCAATCAGAAGGTGGGTCGTCAGGATTTGAGTTTGCAGAAGGCGTGACCGCCGACGACGTTCTAAATGGCACGGCTATCCTTCGTACACAGAGCGATGGTTCTCGGCAATGGACTAT